ACAGGATGTGACCTACAAGGTGCTAACCGAGGCGGTCATTACGGATAACACCAATGCCATCGTTTACAACCTTGCCCAACAGGACATGGTGGCTCTGCGGGCGGTGATGCGTCTGGGTGTGGCTCTGCCCAATCCGGCGACTAAGGCTAATCCTAACGCTTCTACCCGCTTCCCGTTTGCGGCATTGGTGCCGTAGGGGTGGTGATCATGGTTAGCGCGGTGGACATTCATGCGGTTCGGCAGATGACTGGGGTATCCGTTGATGAGTATCCTGATGCCGTTCTTGCGGATATCATTGCACGGTACCCACTGCCAGATACAAATGGCGTGTTTCCCGAAGAAGATGAATGGACGCCGCGCTATGACCTGAGCGCCGCAGCGGCGGATGTGTGGGCAGAAAAGGCAGCCGCCCTGGCTGCTCAGTATGACTTTGATGCAGATGGGGCGGCATTCAAACGCAGTCAGGCTTATGAGCAGGCTATGAGACAGGCACGTTACTATCGCTCACGGCGTTCGTTACATACCGTCCGCATGCGGGCTTATCCCAGGTTGAAAGAGGTCGAAGATGAACAGTCGTGAGTTATCCGAGATGCGTGCCGAGCAGGAAAAGCAAATGCCGGAAGTGGTCTACATCCAGCGTTTGACACGCACACCTGACGGCGCTGGTGGCTGGACGGAGACCTGGCAGACGGTTGCAATGACGAAGGGGCGCATTGCACCGAGCCAGCGCGGCGCGGGAGAAGAAGTGCGCGCAGGTGCGGTGACGGCATACGGTGAGTACATCGTGACGCTCCCGCATGATACTGAGTTGCGGCAGGATGATCGGTTGCAAATCAACGGTGTTCAGTATGAGGTGAAAGCCATTTTCGAGCGCAGCGAGAAGACGGCGCTGCGGGTTTTGGTGAGTAAAGTGTGAGGTGTAAACATGGATCAAATTGTCAACGGTATTCCGCTTGTGGTTTTGGTCATTGCTCTGGTTGAGTGGTTGAAACGTTTTGGTCTGGAAGGCAAGGTGCTTAATGCCGCGAGTATGGTTGTTGGGATGATGATTGGTACGGCCTACTGGTACGCTCAGCAACCACTCACGACATTCAGGGATTGGTTTGGTGCCATTATTTACGGCCTTGCTTTAGGCTTAGTTGCTTCGGGTATATACGACGCAGCACGCAGCGCAATCAAAGGATGACTTATGCCACAGGACAGCTCGGAAATACATGTTTCCAACTTCTCTCTTCAGCGTCAAATCACCGAATTTTCGACGCGAATGGAGCAGGTCGCTCGTGACATTGTCGAGATCAAGCAAGTGCTACGGGAGATTGAGGAAAGGGTACGTGCTTTGGAAAATCATGAGGCTGGTTCGCACCCTCTAATGGACAGCCGAATCGACGCAGCTTGGAGGAAAATCGAAGAGCACGAGAAACGGGTTAGCCTTCTTGAATTGACCGTTCAGAAAATTTCAGTCACGAATCGTATTCTCTCTGGAATCTCAGTACTCCTCGGATCGGCCGTTGCTTCCTGGCTAGTTTCGCAGATTTTACAGCTTTTGAGGTAGGTTATGGCCTTCCTACAATTACTCGACTATGTCATCCGGGCAATTGGGCTGCTGTTTTTGATTGGAGTCATGGTCATTGCATTTAGGTTTTCATGTCTCGCTGGGGTATTGGCCGTCATTTTTATCCTGGCCCTTACGATCGTATTTGCGGCCTGTCGAATCTCCGGACAAATTGGAGAAAAGGAGTAAACATGGCTTACGGTTTGTACATTTCGTATTGGACGACAATTGACCCTACCAAATTTGCCGTATCGGCAAACGGGCTTGACCTGGACTTTGCGATCATTCGGGCCCGTGGGGCCGGGTATGATGATCCAAAGATTACGCAGCACCGGCGCTGGGCCGAGTCCCAAAAGGTTAATGCTGGGGCGATGATTTTTGGCTACGATATGTATCTTGGCTATGCTCCAGGAACTCCATCCGGCCAAAAGCAGGCAGCGGATTTCTGGGAGCTCATCAATCGGGGAGGGAAAACCTGGGAAATTATCCCGGAAATTGACGTCGAGCACCAACCAAAGGAATATTATCCGGATGGAAGGGTCAAGTCTTACTGGCCGGTTCCTTCAGATTTTTTGACGGTCTGGCTTGAACCGGCTGTGAAGTATCTTCAGGATCGAATGGGACGAAGTCCAATGATTTACTGCTCTCCGTGGATCATCAAGGACTGGTTTTCTGGGGGTGGAACGAAAACTCCCCCGGATTGGCTGCTCCAGTGCCCGCTCCATATCGCAAACTACCAGGTTGAGACGCCGAGCATTAGCTACTGGCCATACTGGGTATTTTGGCAGAAGACGAATACCCAGAATTGGCCAGGTGCCAGCTCAATCTGTATTGAGCAATTTAATGGGTCGCGTGCCGAGCTCAAAGCCTTCTGCCGCGATGCAACCTGGAAGCCTGGGACGACTCCCCAACCGCAGCCTGAACCGGTCCCCCAGCAAGATACTTCTGACCTTTCAGAAGTTAAGGCAATGCTGAAAGAAATTCTTGAGCATTTGGAAGGTTTGCAATGGCTGGAAAGATAGCCGTTGTAGTTAAAAGCAACAGGCTTCGAAATATTTCAGAGCAGATGAAATCTCGTGTTAGAGATATTGCACGGAAAGCGGCTCTGGATACCAAAAGCCATGCCATTCGGTTGATGGAAGGACCAAAGCACGGGTTAGTTTATCGTAGAGGGAAAAAGGTTCATCAGGCAAGTGCGCCGGGAGAGGCTCCAGCAATTGACACCGGAAAACTGGCTAATAGCATTCAGACCGATTCGTTTGGGCCGATGGGAGCAATGGTTTACACCGATACTGAGTATGGGGCGATTCTGGAGTTTGCCATGAACCGTCCTTTTATGGGGCGGGCTGTTGAAGAAGTGCGAGAAGGTTTTTTAAGAGCCGTTGAAGGGGTGTTGAAATAGTGGAACTCGTAACTGTAGCCCAATGGATTTACAGTCAATTAACCGGACGTCAGGATTTGATGTCACTGGTCAACGGACGAATATTCCATGAGGTTGCCCCCTTAGGTACTCAGTATCCTGTGATTGTCTTTCAGCACCAGAGCGGAGCAGATGTAAACGGGACAGGTTGTGAGAGGATTATGGTACGCAGCACATGGCTGGTTAGAGTAATTGGTAAACCATCGTTAGTCAGTCTCAAACCTGTTGCTGATTTGATTGATGATTGTTTACATAAGGGGTCCGGAAAGACGCAATCCGGGGAAATCTTTGGGTGTTTGCGTGAAGCCCCTTTTATGATGGTCGAACCCGATGGAGATGAAAAATTCATCCATTTGGGTGGTTTATACAGAATATTTGTTCGATAGGAGGTTTACATGACCAGGGCAACTTCATTCCAGACTACACAAATTGGTGTAGAAGTAACACCAGGAACTGCGGTATCGGCAAATCGTGCTTTAGTGGCGACCAACTTTTCACCTGGGTCAAAAGTCAATATCAATACGTTTAAGCCTAAAGGAACAAAATTCCCAACCCTGGCTATTCTTGGAAAGGAATGGGTTGAGGTAAAAATTGACGGCACGTTGACGTACGACGAAATTGTGTATCTGTTATCCAGCGTCATTACGGGTGTGACGCCTACTGGTACCGGAGCAGCAAAGACGTGGGTCTTCTTGCCTAACAGCAATGGGCCTGATAATCCCAAGACGTTCACCGTGGAGCAAGGCTCCGGCTCGCTGGCTCATCGGTTCACTCACGGATTGGTCACAGCGCTGAGTTTGGATTTTTCACGTTCAGAAATCGCGATGGACGGGAGCATGCTTGGAAAAGCGCTGAATGAATCTGTGACCATGTCCGCTGGAGCGACATCGCTTGAGGGTAGAGTTGTTTCGCCCACCCATGTTTCATACTACATTGCTGACACTTACAATGGGCTTGCCACCGCTCAGCCTCTGGACGTTGTACGGGTATCCTGGGCAATTCAGGACCGCTTCAATCCGATCTGGGTGTTGAACCGTGAAAAA